TGTGTTTCAAATATCACTGAAGGATGAGAGATTGAAACTGAACAAATTAGACAATGTTCGGTTAATCCAATGTTCACCTTTGAGTTTGACAATTTCTGCCCGAAGATACTTGATGGATTTTAATTATGCTTTCCAAGTGAACAGGCGCAAGCTTGATCATATGGTTGGTGTAAATCCACTAAGCCTTGAGTGGGATGAGTTAGCTCGATCCCTTCTACGTGTTTCGAATAACATTTGTGTTGGTGATTACAGTAAATTCGGACCCCGTCTGCATAATTCATTTGTCGAAAAATCTTATGAACTAATGCGTGATTGGTATGAACGTTACATTATCATTGATCCTAATGATTCCTTGAAGACGCAAGTTTTTAAGAATCATCAGCTAGCAAGAAAGATGCTGGGTAAGCGAGTAACTAACAGTTTTAATATCGCGTTTGATCAGTTTTTCACATTGAAATGTGGAAGTCCATCAGGAGCCATGAACACGGCAATTGTCAATTCCATCTGCAACATGTTTTACATACGTTGCGCTTGGCAAGGAATCATGATGGAAAAGAAACCAGAGTATTTGGGCCTTCATTGGTTTGAAGAAAAAGTTTGTTTTTTCTGTTATGGTGATGATGTCATTTTCTCCATCGCTGACGAGATTAAAGAGATTTTCAACAATCAGACAATTCATGATTATTTTGCTAAATTTGATGTCAAATACACCGATGTCATGAAAGGAGATACGATGCGTAAGTATTGTCCTCTTGAAGAAGCAACTTTTTTGAAGTTTGGTTTTAGGAAGTTCCTGGAAACTAGTTATGCTGGTGGAGTTTGGATTTGTGTCCCCGACGAAGCTGACCTACGAGATACCATAAATTGGGTGAGAAAGCCAAAAGGTACGAAAAACAACGAATACATTGAACGAGTTTTGACAAGTGCTGCTTTAATGAATTGTGATGACGCTTTGCGTAAAATGTGGTTCCATGGAAGATCCAAGTTTGAGCAATTTCAAAAAGAAATTGTTCGTTTTTGGGCCGATTATGATAAAGGAAATGGAGTTTTTGTTCCCCGGACTTATTCATTTAACGCCTTACAACTTGAGTATGGAATTCCCTTGCGTGGTCAGGAAGCAATTTTGCAAA